GAAAGGGCGATTGGCGCGCATTCTGGCCTGACTTCTGCCGGAGGTGCCTATGTCTCCTAAGAATGAACAGCGCAGAGACGTGTACCCCATGCCCGCTCAGGGCGAGGGGCAAGGCGCACAGAACCCTACCGGAGATATGGATGGTGCGCCGGCAGCGACCACGGGCAGCGCGACGGCTGCCACAGTTCCTGCTGCAGCGGCTACGGCCAGCGCGAACACGGGCTTGGCACACGATGCCGCGTCTGGTGTGTGTGAAGACAATGCAAACAGCGCTGCGCCCGGTCCATACGAAGACCACGCTCCCGCCACCCCCTATCACACCGCCGGCGCGGAAGGTGCGGCGCAGATCTGGGGCGGGGATGGGGCGTGCTCTTCCGCTGCGGCCTCTACTACTCCTCCAGCCCCTGCAGCTTCTGCACTCCCTACAGCCCCTGCAGCCACCGCCGCCGAAAGCGCCGGCAACGTGACCGACCTTGCGGCCATGCGTGAGAAGGTTGCCGCGCGCCGGGCCGAGGAGCTGGGGAGTGATTCGGACGAGGATGACCCGCAGCATGGTGGCGGCGGTGGCGGCTCTAACGATGTGGACTCCGCGTTTGTACTGGCGTGCTGCGAACAGGAAGACCTTGGCCTTGGGCGGCTGTATGCCGCCATGCACAAGGGGCACTTCCTGTACGTTGGGCAAGGCCGGGAGTGGTTGCGCTTCAATGGGCACCACTGGGACATGGACCCTCACCCCGAACGCGCCCGCGCCGAGGTGGAGGCCGTTTCCGAACGGCTGCTTGACGAGCATTCCAAACTCGGCACCGCCGCAACGGAAGCGGAACAGGCTGGGGACAAAGACCTCGCCAAGTTCCACCGCGCGAAGCAAAAACTCATCATGAAGCGCGTGTCGCGCATGCGCCGCCAAAACGGCCCCGGCGTTGTGCTGGAATTCGCTGCAGGCGGCCGCAACGGCCTCAGCATTTTCGGCGACGAACTGGACAACGCCGAATGGCTGCTTGGCTGCGCCAATGGAGTAGTGGACCTTCGCACTGGATTGCTGCGAGGGGGGCGGCCCGAAGACTACATCTTGAAGGCCTCCCCAACCGAGTTTGTCTATAACGCCCCGGCCCCGCGTTGGGAGCAGTTCCTGCGGGAAATCCTCTCCGATGATCAGGACATGGTGGACTACACCCGGCGGCTGTTTGGCTCCTTCCTACGCTGCGGAAACAAGGAACACGTCCTGCCTGTACTCCATGGCAAGGGACGCAACGGCAAGTCCCTGCTGGTGGAAATGGTGCAGCACGTCCTTGGCCCGCTGGGCGGACCAATCCCTGCAGAAATGCTGCTGGACCAGAACGCCGCACGCAACGCGGATGCGCCCTCCCCATCCATCATGGGGCTGCGCGGCATGCGCGCCGTCTTCGCGTCCGAGACTGACGAAGGCCGGCGCTTTTCCGCGTCGCGCTGCAAGTGGCTCTCGGGCGGCGACACCCTGACGGGGCGCTGGCCCAATGACAAGCGCTCCGTGACCTTTGCGCCGACGCATACCCTCTTCCTGCTGACCAACCACAAGCCACACGCCCCGGCGGACGACTTCGCCTTTTGGGAGCGGCTGCACCTTATCCCCTTCGAGCGGTCCTTTGTTGACCGCGAACCCAAGGACGAAACCGAAATGCGCCGGGACGACGGCCTGAAAGCGGCCCTTCTCAAGGAAGCGCCCGGCATTTTGTCCTGGCTGGTCCAAGGCTGCCTTGAATGGCAACGGGATGGCCTGAATCCCCCCGCCAAGGTCCGCGCGGCCACCGAGGACTACCGCCGCGACGAAGATCTGCTTGCCCTGTTCATAGACGACTGCTGCGAGCTGGTGCCCGCAGACGAAAACGACACCCGCACACGGACCAACGCCACGGAGCTGTACGACGCCTTCGTGCGCTGGTTTGCCGTGAACATCTCGCGCAAGAAGCAATTCCCGCAGCGGAAGTTCGGCGCGCTGGCGCAACAGAAATTCGCCAAGCGCAAAGTCGGCGGCAAGAACTGGTACTACGGCGTGCTTCTGACCACCGAGGCGCGGGAGTCCATGCAAGGCTCACTGTAGGCAGGACCAAGGACCATACGCAGGAGCATTTGCCGCGCACTGCTCCACAGCGAAAAGCCCGGAACCACGGGGCCGGACAGGTGCGGCAGGACCATAGGATGAACCATGTGGAATCCGGTCTATTGCGGGGTTTTGGCTTTCAGTGGTGAATATCACCATCTTTCTTCCTTTCATCCTAGAGAAAGAGAAAAAGGAAAGAATATGAAGATCTTAGAGACAGGACCAACAACAGGACGATGCAAGGACCAAGGCAGGACCATGAGGACCATGGCAAAAAATCGCGTTTTTTCCTTGGGTGGAGGGGGGCGGCGATGAATGTGCTGGAGCTGCTGCGGGCTGACGGCATCGTGCCCAAGAAGGCCGCCGACACCAAGGGCGGGGAGTACCATAGCCCCTGCCCGGCGTGCGGGGGGCGGGATCGCTTCCACTGCTGGCCCGCGCAAAACGACGGCGAGGGCAGCTGGTGGTGCCGCATGTGTGACGCCGGGGGCGACGCCATCCAGTACCTGATTGAATTCCGGGGGCTGGACTTCAAGGCGGCAGCGCAGGCCGTGGGCCGGGACATCATCCCGGCCGCGCGGCGCACGCCCCCGGTACGGCGGTCAAGCACGCCGCGTCTGCCCAGCGCGCCGGCGCGGGAGCCAAGCGAGGCGTGGCGCGTGAAGGCCACCAAGCTGGTGGACAGCGCCCACGAGACCCTGCTGCGCACGCCCGAAGCGCTGGCGTATTTGGCAGGGCGAGGCATCACCGAGGACGCCGCGCAGCGCTACCGCCTCGGCTGGTTGCCCAGCGACGTGTACAAGCAACGCCCCGCGTGGGGGCTGCCCCCAAAGGAAAGCGCCAGCAAGCCCGGCACCATGACCAACACGCTGTGGATTCCCGCCGGCCTCGTCATCCCGGTGTACCGGGACCGCCAGCTCCACCGCGTGCGTGTGCGCCGGCCAAAGCCCGGCCCGTTTGGTCCACGGAAATACTACTGGGTGCCCGGTAGCGGCAACGGCACCTACGTCCTCAACCCCACGGCACGCGCCTTCGTGGTGGTGGAGGCAGAGCTGGACGCCATGCTCTGCGACGCTGCCACCGGTTCGGACGTGGGCGCCCTTGGCATCGGCACACTCTCGGCCAAGCCGGACCGCGCGGTGCATGAGCTGCTGACCAACGCCCTGTGCATTCTGAATGCACTGGACTTTGACGCGGTGGACGCCGGCGCAGGCGAGGCCAAAGCGCAGGCGCAGGCCAAACTGCGCGAATGGTGGCAGCGCGCCTACGAGCGCGCCCAGCGTTGGCCCGTTCCGGAAGGCAAAGACCCCGGCGACGCCTTTGCCCTTGGCGTGGACATCGGCGCGTGGATCCGCGCGGGCCTCCCGCCGGTGATGCTGCTGCCGCCCAAGACGCGCCGCCCTGCCCCAGCTCCGGAGTACGCGCCGCAGGCCTCGCACTCGCCTGCCCTGCCCGCCAACCTGCCCGCACTGCAGCGCCTGCTGCGCGAAACGGGCATCGCGCTGACCTTTAGCGGCTCGCGCCCCTTTGCGGTGCCCAAGGGGCTGCAGGGGCATCACGGCATCATGAGCCGGCTCAAGGAGCTGTGCTTTCATGATGACGAGCTGGGCCAGTATCTGGACAACCACCCCGCCGGAGTCATCACGGCGGAGAACCTGACGGTGAGGTGACGATGACCACGCAGCGCACATTCAGAACGCTCAAGGACGTGGGGGCGTTTTTGGAGGGACAGGGCTTTGTGGCGAAGCGCTCCACCCTGTCGCGCCACAAGAAAAGCGGGCGCATCCGGCCAGAGAAAAGCGGGCACTACAGTGAAAAGCGTGTTCTGCAATACGCGCGGGACTTCTTAAGGCGCGCTGAAACCGGCCTGCGCGAGGCCGACGAAAACAGCGAGATTGCCCGCGAAAAGCAGCGCGAGGAAGTGCGCAAGCTCCGCGCCCAGGCAAACGCTGCCGAGTTCGATCTGGACGTAAAGCGCGGCAAGTACATCCCACGCACGGAGGTGGAGCTGGCCTTTGCCGCGCGGGCGGGCGTGCTGGAAGCGCGGCTGAAGCAGCTGTTCATGGCCCGCGTGTCGGACTGGGTTTTCATGGTGGGCGGGGACGCGGCACGCGCGCAGGACCTGTTGACCACGCTCCAGGAGGAGCTGGACGCGGCCATGGACGAATACGCCCGGACACAGGAATTCGAGGTGGAATTTGATGAAGCAGACTAGCGCAAAAACGCCAACACGCATTGTTGTTTCCGGCAAGTGGAAGCCCGAGGGCGCGCCGCGCGTGCACCGCTTTTGCCCCGCATCTGCCGAGCGCAAGGCCCTGCGCCGGCGCCGCGCCGTGCCTGTCTCAAAATGGGCGGAGCGGCACCGCGTGCTGACCATGTCCAGCATGCCCGGCAAGTGGCGCAACGACGTGACGCCCTACCTTGCCGGCATCATGGATGCCTCGTTTTCTCCCTGCGTGCAGGAAGTGGACGTGTGCGCCGCCCCGCAGGTGGGGAAAAGCGAGCTGGTGAACAACTGCATCGGCTACGCCATTGACCGCCAGCCCGGCCCGGCCATGTTCGTGTACCCGGACCAGATTACCGCCAAGGAGAACTGCATGGACCGCGTGCTGCCCATGATCTCCGCCAGCACGCGCCTGTCCACGTACCGCACGGGCGTGGCGGATGATGAGGCCTCCCTGCGCATCAACCTGCAGCATATGCCGCTGTATTTCAGCTGGGCGCGCTCGGCCAGCCGGCTGTCCAACAAGCCCGTCCGCTACATGGTGTGCGACGAGGTTGACAAATACCCGGACACGGCAGGCAAGCGCGAGGCAGACCCCATCAGCCTCGCCAAGAAGCGCACCACCACCTACAAGTGGAACCGCAAAATCTGGACGCTCTCCACGCCTACCACGGAAAGCGGCCCCATCTGGCGCGCGCTGAATGCGGCGCAGGTGGTGTTCCACTTCCACGTGCGCTGCCCCAAGTGCGGGGCGTGGCAGCTGATGATCTTTGACCAAATCCGCTTTGACAAGGACTGCCGCGACCCGGAGCGCATGGTGGCCGAGCAACTCGCCGCCTACGAGTGCGACCTGTGCGGCGGGCACTGGGACGACGCCATGCGCGACCGCGCCGTGCGCCTTGGCGAATGGCGCGACAGCGTGACGGGCGCGGAGCTGCAGGCCTACCTGCGCGCGCATCGGCCCCGGCACGTCGGCTTTCATCTGCCAAGCTGGCTGTCACCCTTTGTGTCCCTGTCCGAGTGCGCGGCGGCGTTTCTGCGCGGCCTCAAGGATAAGGTGGCCATGCGCGACTTTATGAACGCGCACAAGGCCGAGCCGTGGGTGGAGTACACACAGGAGCGCAGCGAAGACCGCATACTCCAGCTACGCGACGACCGCCCACGCTATCTGGTGCCGGGCGGCGGACAGGTGGCGTGCCTGACGGCAGGCATTGACACGCAGTCCGGACGCGGCGGCTATTTCGTCTACGAGATACGGGCGTGGGGCTGGGGTATGGCGCACGAGTCCTGGCAGATCTGCGAGGGCGAAGTGGGCAGCTTTGAAGCGCTGGCCGAAGTGCTGTGGGGGCGGCAGTACCTGGACGCCGCCGGGCAGCGCTACCTTGTCCGCCTCGCGCTCATCGACGCCATGGGCCACTACACGGCCGAGGTCTACGACTTCTGCCGCACGAACCGTGGCCGCATCCTGCCGCTCAAGGGCGAACGCACCATGAACAGGCCCCACGCGTTTACGCAGGTGGACACCTACCCCGGCACAAACAAGCCCATCGCCGGCGGCCTCAAGCTGCTGCGCGTGAATACAACGCACTTCAAGAACGCGCTCAGCTCCAAGCTGGAAGTGCACCCCGCCGACCCCGGCGCGTGGCACCTGCACAGTGAAGCCACGGAAGACTGGGCGCGTCAGCTCTGCGCCGAGTACGTTGACGACAAGGGCCACTGGGTGTGCCCCGACCACAAGGCCAACCACGGCTGGGACGTCTCCGCCTACAACCTCGCGGCGGCTGATCTGCTGGGCGTGAAGGCCTGGACGCCGAGGGCGGCAAAGCCCAAGGCCGCGCGCCCCGCACCACACAAAACCGCAACGCCGAACCCGTACACGGGCGGCCTGAACCTGCTTGGACGGAGGGAGCGATGAAGGAACCGAGCGCACACATGCTGGCCGCTGCCCTGGTGCTCGCCGAACACGGCGTCGCCTACTCCCCGCGCTACGGCGCCCTCTGCCCCCTGTGCGGAGCGCGGATGCGGGTGACAGTCACCAAGAAATGGCACGGCGCCTCACGCGTCCGCTGGCACAGGTGCCGGGCCGAAGGATGCTTGCTGGCGCGGGTGGAGAAGGCGGTGAAGAGTGTGGAGGTGGATGAAACAGAGAAAATGGCGGGGTAAAATATGTCAGAACTGACACAAAAAGCACTCACGTTTTTAATCCGAAGGGACGGAGAATCGAGCACAAAGGTTGAACTCTATCCCGCCGAAGCATGGGCCGGGCGTCCCGGTGCAGAACCGGGACGCTTCCGCGTGCGCGTCAACCGCGTATGGGATCAGGCTGCAGGCAAGTGGACCTTTCGCACCATGGATTCCGTGCTCCAACTCCTGCGGGAACTCAGCGCGGCAGCTCTGGGTGGTGGCGGAATCGAGGAGACAAAACCGCCGCAACTGCCCAAGGGCAGCCGCGTAAGGGTGCCAACGGGTGAAACCGTTGGCGGTGAAGCGTTGTATGAGTGGACGTTTACCAGTTCAGAGCCCTTTCAAGGGGTGGATGGCGGGTGGTGGGTGTTTGTGGTGGGGAAAAGACCCCCATGTAATTTAGACCACTAACAGGCGCTATGAATTGTTACCATGTATCTCGATCATCAACAGCTCGAAGAAAAATACCAAGCAACCACAAAACAAAACTATAAAACAGCATACCTAAAAAAGAAGATTTACTATCAAAAACACCCATTGCCAGAACGATTAAAGCTCCAAGGTGCATAAAGCCACAAGCAATAGCCCCTCCGGTCCCATAAGGCCCTGCGCCACGCGCCTTTGATACCATGTGGAATATCCAAGCCAAAATAAATAAAGGTACCCACTCCAGCACAAGCCCCCCCAGCCTTCATAGGCCACACAAACGCTCAACGACTTTCTCTCAATAATTTAGCCGAAAAAAAACCCCAGGGAGACTGGGGCGTTTTTCGGCTAAATTAAATCAAACCTAAAGCCATCAAGCGAACATTAGCTGCCGAGGCTGAGACCTCAAAACGCCTCGCAAGTTCGTACGGATCATTACCACACTCTGCTGCAGCCTTGGCAAAATCGTCTCTTGGCATGAGTAATTCTGCAGCAAACCAGTTCGCTTGCCATTCATTCTGATTGCTGCCTCGACGAGTAAAACTAGCCTCACCTTCAGCTGCAAAATCTGTATGTAAAAAAAGGTGTCCAAGTTCATGTCCAATTGTAAAATTGTCACGAACGGGAGAAGAATCTAAGGGCAAATAAATATCGAAATCCCCTCCACTTCTCACCTTTAGAGTCTCCACTCGATCACTCTCATGAATGTACTCTAAGCGCCCGTTTTTTCTGTCAAGAACTCTTTTCAGAAAATCTCGAACGCTTCCACTAGATGCACTAAACTCATTACGAATTTCGAGAGCTCTAGCTCGAACTTCTTTCTGTGTAAGGCGCCGTTCTTTTCTTTCTTTAGGCATACCGATGGCCTCCCAACCTGTTGTGCAATTCTACACATTTTTTTTTACTTGACAATGACTTTACACAGCAAAAATTAAACGATAAATCTATTTCGTTTATCCACATATTACCTCTCCTCAGGGATGATGCTTAAATTTTTTAAACGACACGTCCTCTTTCTCGTCATTCTATTTATTTTTTGTTTCTTATGGCTCCAAGGTGGGCAATATTTTAATCCAAAGGACAACGGTTGGCTCTTCAATGGCCACATACCCTCGAACTTTTTTGGTTCACCGAACCAGCTTGAAAACGTATTTTCACCAATCGGAGCTTTATTCTCTGCATTTGCGTCAGCTGGCGCGATATATGCTGTTATTCTTCAAGGCTTCCACTTCAACACTCAACAGTTTGAGAACAACTTCTTCAACCTGCTTACACTCCACAAGAAAAATCTTGACGCAATAAACCTCGACTATGCTTATTTTTTAAAAGAAAGTAACAACAACAAAGACAACAGCATAATACGAAAAGACCCATTTCAGCCATGCTACATATTCTTAGAGCACCTTATAAGTTGCATTATAAATAACCAAGAGACTGAATATGTATTCAAGGAATATAAAGATGAAATATACTACATTATAAACGACCATAGAGCACAATTCGACTCTATAGGCGATGTGGACCACTCCAAAGAAACGAAATTCAAACTATGCTATCAAATCCTCAAAGAATCGGTAGGCAGCTCTTTTGACCAATACTACCATCATCTTTATCATACCATTAAATACATCGACACAAATGCACCTTTTAACAAAAAAAATGAATACATAGCGATACTACGCTCACAAATAACAAAGTACGAACGTGTTTTTCTACATTACCATGGATTAATGCACCATGAACAAAAGTTCAAGAACCTCATAGAGAAGCACTGCATCCTCCATGACCTGCACAAAAAACAGAACCTTTTACTAGATGAAGGCGCCGCAGGCCAATATTCAGACAAAGCCTTTTGCCACACAAGAGAATACCTCTTCCTTAAACTCAGAAAATATCTGCGCAGTGGTCACGTTCGACACTATCTCGCTCTCTCTATCTTTGCAGTGGAAATACTCTGCTACGTAGTCATTGACTACACATAGTCTCTCCCCTCTCCACTTTTTGCCCCCGGCATGTGTAACGTGCCCCCAACTACACGAAGTTGGGGGCTTTTTTTATGGCGAGTCTTTCCGAGCTGCGAGCAAGGTTGAAGAAGTTTGAGGACTGCCGGGATGCTCTTTTGGCCGGGTATCAGTCGTACTCCGTGGACGGGGTGCAGTATACGCGGGCGGGGCTGGGGCGGTTGAATGAGGCGATTGCGGACCTGGAGCAGCGCATAGAGATTGCGCGGCGCGGTGGGCGGTTTGGGTGTTCCACGGTGGTGTTTGGGGGGCGGCGATGATTGGGCGGCCCCGGCCAGACCTGTGGACCCGACTTGTGGGCCGCACCATTGGCGTGCTCTCCCCCGGCCGCGCGTTGTCGTGGACGAAAAAACGCATGGCGCTGCTCTCGTACTACGGCGGCGCAAAGTCCGGGCCGAACCGAAACTGGCGCCCCTCGCGCGGATCCGCCGATGAGATTATCCGCCGCGACTGGGTGGAGGTTGTCGCCCGTGCCCGCGACCTGGTGCGTAACTCCCCCCATGTGTCCGGCGCGCTGGACCGCGTTGTTTCCAACGTTTGCCACACGGGCATTCATCCGCAGGCGCGCCTTGCCGATCAGCGCGGCAACCTGTTGGCCGAACAGAACGCCGAGGTGGAAAAGCACTTTCGCGCGTGGGCCAAGGCCGTGGGGTGGCAGGACATCGTGGAGCTGGTTTTTCGTCACGACTGGACGGACGGCGAAAGCCTTTTGCATTTTTACCCTGACCGCGACCTGCTGGCGCGCGGCATCGTTCCCCTGGGCGTGGAAGTCATCGAGGCCGACCTGCTGGACGACTCGCTGCACGGCGCCCTGAGAAACGGGCACACCGCCCGCCGGGGCATCGAGTTTGACCAGCAGGGCCGCGTGGTGGCCTATCACCTGCGCACCGCCCATCCCGGCGACCCGCAGGGGACCAGCCTTGAGGTCCGGCGCGTGGACGCCAGCGAAATTGTCCACGTGTTTGAACGCCGCCGCGCCAGCCAGACGCGCGGCATTTCCCGCCTTGCCGCAATGATTCAACTGATGCGCAACTATGACGAGTATCAGGACAGCGAGCAGATTGCCGCGCGCCTGCTCTCGGCCTTTGGGTTCTTCATCGAATCGCCCTACCCGGAAGCGGGGGCAGGAGCCATCTGCGGCTTTGGCCCCGAGGGCTACGGCCCCGGCGCAGGCGCTGACGGCGACGCCGCCACCGGGAACGTGCCGGACTTCGTGGAGCCCGGACGCATCTGCACCCTTCCCTCCGGCACCAAAATTCAGACCGCCGGAACCAACCGACCCAGCCAAGCCTACGAGCCGTTCTCCAAGCAGCAACTGCGCACGGCCAGTGTTGCCGCCGGCATGAGCTACGAGGCCTTTTCCAACGACTACACCGACGCCAGCTATTCCTCGGCGCGCTCCGCCGCACTGGAGGAGCGCCGCAATTACGCGCGCCAGCAGAACTACCTGGTCCGCAAGGCCTGCGAACCCATGTGGACGCGATTCACCGCGTACCTGTCGGCGTTTGGCATTGCCAGGGGCATCCCGGCCGAGGTGCCGGTGAGCTGGCAGACGCCGGGCTGGCCGTGGGTGGATCCGCTGAAAGACGCCAAGGCTGCCGAGCTGGAACTCGGCCTCGGCCTGACCACGCGCCGCAAACTCTGCGCCCAGCGCGGCGAGGACTTTGACGAGAACGTATCCCAGCTGGAGCGCGAAGAACGGCGCATGCGCGAGGCAAACATTCCCCCCAAGGACAAGGAGACAGCATGAAACTGAAACCGAAGCCCGGCGAAAGCAAACAGGACTTTTTGCGCCGCTGCGCCGCCGCCTACACGGACGACGGCATGGCCCCCGAGGACGCCCTGCCCCTGTGCACCGCAGGCTGGAACGAGGCGCGTATGCAGCGTCTGGCCGCGTTTGTGGACGATGGACAGGCCACGCTGGCCGCGCCGGATGTGACCCTGCTGGAAGCGCCAAGGGGTGACGACGCGGACACGGACGCGCCCCGGCGATTCTCCATCCTCGCCTACACGGGAAAGCTCATCGACTGGGGCTGGATGGGGCGCTTCATCATTGATCTGGACGGCATGCAGCTGGCGCAGGCCAAGGTGCCTGCCCTGCTGAACCATTCGCGCGAGCAGATTGTGGGCACCATTGACCAGTCCACCACCGACAAAAACGGCTTTTACGTGTTTGGGGCGTTCTCAGCCGTGACGGACTGCGCCAAGGAAACGCTGGCCCTCGCCGAAGAGGGCGTCCCCTGGCAGGCCAGCGTGGGCGTGAATGCGCTGGAAATTACGCATCTGGAACGTGGCGCCAGCCGCGAGGTGAACGGCATCACCGTCGAGGGACCGGTAGACATCTGGGAAAAGTCTGAAGTGTTTGAAACGTCGTGGCTCCTGTTCGGCGCGGACGACGACACCGCAGCAACAGCGAACATGAATGCGGGCGGCACGCCCCGAAACCCTAACCCCAAGGAGGCTGACGTGAAGATCAGCAAGGAAATGCGCGCGGTTTTGGAAAAGGCCGGGCTGCCCGCCACGGCGTCGAACGACGAGGCCGTACAATTCATGGCCGGGCTGGATCCGGAGAAACTGACGGCCGCGCTGGCGGCGCAGAGCGGCGAGGAGCTGCAGCAGCCGAAGACCGCGCCGGCGCCCTCTCCGACTCCGGCTCCGGCCCCGGCAAACGCACCCGGCTCGGCCGCCACCCTGTCCGGGCAGGACGTGCTGGCCCTGCAGCAGCGCGGCAAGCGCCTTGGCCTGACGGATGAGCAGGTGACCAAAGCCCTTGGCGACCTGAACACCACGGTCGGCGCGGCCACGGACGCCCTGTTCACGCTGGCCGCCAAGGAAAATCCGCCGCTCTCCCCCACCATGCCCAGCATGGAGATGGGCGCCACCGCCCGCGACAAGCTGGTGCTGGCGGCATCCGACGGGCTGGCCATGCGCGTGCGCGGCGTGCAGCTGGAAAAGCCTGCCGACGGCGCCGAGGACTTCCGGGGCATGCGCCTGACGCGTGTGGGCGAAGCCATCCTGAGCGCCAACGGCGTGAATGTGAGCCGCCTGTCCGACAGGCAGGTGGCAGACATGCTGGTGGGCGCAGGCAGCCGCCAGCTCTCCAGCACCATCGGCTCCAGCTCCAGCGATTTTCGCCAGGTGATTTCCGCCACGGCAAACCGCGTGCTCCTCTCCGGCTATCAGCAGGCCGCCAGCACGTGGGAAGCCTGGTGCGCCATCACCGACGCCACAGACTTTAAGCCGATGGTGGGCGTGAACATCTCCGACCTGCCGGAGCTGCAGCCCGTTGGCGAAAACGGCGAGTACCAGCACGGCAGCCTGCGGGACTTTGCGGAGCAGTATTCCGTGAACAAGTTCGGCATCAAGTTCGCCCTGACGTGGGAAATGCTCATCAACGACGACCTGCGGGCCTTTACCCGCATCCCCCTCATGTTCGGGCAGGCCGCGCGCCGCAAGGAAACGGAACAGGTCTACGGCAAGCTGGTCGCCAGCACGTGGATGATGAGCGACGGCAAGCCGCTGTTCCATACGGCGCACGGCAACGTCGCCACCACCGGGCTTGGCCCGGTGTCCAGCGCAGGCCTGACCGACTGCCGCAAGGTGATGCGCACCCAGAAAACCCCGCAGGGCGCCATCATGAACGTTGCGCCGGAATACCTCATCGTGCCCGCCGCGCAGGAAACGCAGGCGGACGTGCTGATGCGGTCCCTGGCGTCCACCGAGGGCGGCAAGAACGAGGGTGTGGTGAACCCCGCACGCCGGCAAGATGACCCCCATCGTGGAGGGCTATCTGGACCAATTCAGCGAAAAGGCCTGGTACGCAGCGGCCAGCCGCTTCGCTACCGAACACTTTGAAGTGGCCTTCCTTGACGGGCGGCGCGAGCCGGAAGTGTTCGAGCGGGAGGCCTTCGACATCGACGGCATTGAATACAAGCTGCGCCACGTGTTTGGCGTGGGCTGCATGGGCTATCGCGGCCTGTTCAAGAACCCCGGCAAATAAGGAGAACCCCATGGCACAGAACCATATCCAAAAGGGCGCGGTGATGCCCTACGAAAATACGACCGAGCAGGACATTGCGTCCGGCTCCGGCGTTGTGGTTGGCGCGCTGTTTGGCGTGGCCCTTGGCGACATCCCCGCCGGCGGCTGCGGGCAGGTGGCGCTGGAGGAAGTCTTTGAACTGCCCAAGGCCGACGCCGTGGGCATGACGCAGGGCGCGGACCTGTACTGGGACGTCACTGCGGGCGTGGTGACCACGGAAACCACCGGCACGCATCCCTGCGGCGTGGCCTTTGCCGCCGCCGACGCGGCCGACGACACGGTGCGTGTGAAGATTAACGCGTAGCTGTCCCAACGTGCAGGCTGCTCAAAAATGGTGAGATGCAAGGCGCGAGAGAAGTTCAAGGCCGACGCGTATACGCAATACGCGAGGGTTTGGACTTGTCGAAGCAACGCCGCAGATTGCCGTTTTGGGGCAGCCTGACCCAATCCCCCGGTCCGGCGCTTCGTGCTCCTGCCGGACCGGGGCTGAGGCGGGCGGCGGGCGGTGGATCCGCCTTCCGCCTCAGTGTGAACCGCAACCCCGGAGGCCCCCACGTGACCGGACTTGAAACGACTCTGATTTCCGCTGGCTCCTTTGCCGTTGGCGTGGTGGGCACCATTGCTGCGATGCGGCGGCAGTTCGTGCCGCGCAGTGAGTGCGCCCTACGCCACCAAGGCGTGACCGACAGGGACCGGGCGATTCTGGACGAACTGAAAAAGATCAAGTGCGGGCAGAACGTCCAGTTTGAAATGATCCGCAAGATCATTGTGCGGCTCGGGCTGGACCCCAAGGAAATGGACGAAATCCTCAACGTGAGAGGTGACGCATGAAGAACTATTTCAAGGCCCACGAACTGGAATGCAAGTGCGGATGCGGACAAAAGAACATGCACCCCGAAACCCTGCTGCGCCTGAACACTGCGCGGCAGATTGCGGATGTGCCCTTCATCCTGACCAGCGCGTGCCGGTGCGAAGAGCACAACGCCCGCGTGGGCGGCAGCGCGGAGTCCGCGCACCTCGCCACGGATGAGCATGAATGCCACGCCGTGGACATCAAGGCCGTGGGCAGCCGGGCGCGGTTTCTCATCGTGTCCGGGCTGATTGCCGCCGGGTTCACGCGCATTGGCATCGGCAAGGACTTCGTCCACGCGGACGACGACCCGGACAAGGACCAGCGCGTGACGTGGCTCTATAGCTAGGAGGAGGTGGGCATGAATCTGCTGACGACGGCAAAGAACCTGCTTTTCGGCGGCGACGGCAAGGGCGCTGTGGGGTCCATCATCGAGGCGGTGCTGGCCTTTATGGGCGTGACGTGGCCGCCAAAGAAGACGCCCGCCGAAAAGCCGCCCCAGCCCCGGCAAGGGGTGGGGGCCGCATGCGGCGGGCAGTGCGTGGACGAGTGCGCGCGAACGTTCGGCACGGGGCTGGCGCTGGCGTGCAGCTCCTGCGGGACGGCGTACGAGCGCGGGGCGGTGCAGTAGCGCGTTATGAGTGTGCGGGAGCTTCGGGCGAGGACTGCGCGGTTTCGGCGTTTGGATACGCCTCCGGCTCCACGTCCTTGCCGCAAAAGTGGCAGACCTTGGCCTTGCGCTTGATGTGCTCTGCACAGTGCGGGCACTCGCGGCGGCCTTGCTCCCATTCTTCGCGGGCACGGGCTGCGTCGGCACGTGCTTTGGCCTCGCTCATATCTTGCCCGCAGACGATGCATGCCTCAACTGTGCTGGGGACATTGGCTCCGCAGCGTGGGCATGTTCCCATGTTCTCCGGCGCTTCCTTGGGGGTGGTGTCTTCTTCCGTAGAAAGAGAAGGCAGGCAGACCAAAACTGCCAAAAGAATGAGTCCGGTTACAAGAATGGCACCAAACCCAAGGCCGACCCCCATGAGGAGAAAATACGCAACGACGCAAGGTATAAGAACGCCGAAGAACCATCCAACAACACTGCGCTTTTTTGCACTAGCGATGAGCGCTGCAAAAATGCAAACACCCATCATACAGACGAAAGTCAACATAGGAACCTCCTTGAAGAATCGGATAGCAGATTTGTAACGCATATCCAATACCGGAGTATGAACCATGGCGACACGCGAAGAGCGGATGAACCTTGTCATAACGGCGCAGAACAGGACCAGCGCAGAACTGAAAAAAATAGTCAAAGACCTTGGTTCGGTAGATAAGAAAACGGGCAAGGTCATCCACGCGCAGAAGCGCTTTGGGAAGGCATTTAAAAATGCGGGAGCTGAAGCCTCTGACGCTATGACGGGGTTAACGGCGCAGGCCGGAGCTTTGGGCCGTGTATTGGGCGCTTTTGGTCCGGTGGGTATTGGTGCTGCCGCCAGTATGGTGGCTATGGGAGTGGCAATACATAAGGGAACGATGAGTGCCGCTGAGTGGAACAAGCGTTTGATGCGGACTGAGGCGCTGCTTAAGGCAACTGGTGGTGCAGCGGGGTTGACCACGCGAGAGCTTGATGAACTTGCTAAGTCGGCTGACCTGTCCACGCTTGGCGATCGCAATGAGGTGATGGACGCTATCAACGTCCTTCAAACCTTCAAAAGCATTCAGGGCGAAACCTTTAAGGACACGATCTCCATAGCCCAAGATATGTCCGTAACCTTTGGGCAGAGCCTTAAAAGTTCCGTGACGATGCTTGGTAAGGCACTGGAAGACCCTATAGCGGGGCTGAACGCCATGAAGCGTGTGGGTGTGTCGTTTACAGCCGATGAGCGCGAGATGATTCAGGCCATGGTGCATGTCAATGACGTAGCAGGCGCACAGGGTAAAATTTTGGAGGTGTTGCATAATCAGGTAGGCGGCGCCGCTGGCGCCGAGGCCGGTGGGCTACTTGGGAGTATCGACACCTTGAACTATCGCATGCGCGAGTTCACTGAGAGATTGGAAGAAACGAATACCTACAAAGGGTGCGTTGACGCCTTGGCCGAGAGTTTCCGTAACCTGACTTGGACCGTTAAGGATCTGCGTGACGCGTTTACGCTTGATGATGAGCTCGCCCAACTCGAAGCGGCTATCAAGAACAAAGAGAATTTGATTAGCGAAATAGAAACTGAGGGTATGGATTTCTTAGGGTTCAAGGGCCGGGCGCTTGAAGGACACCGTGAAGAATTGAGCGAAATGCAGCGTCAGCTTGCTGAACTGGAAGCGCAGATAGAAAAGCGCAATAGGGAAGAGCAAAAGCATATCAAAACGTCCACCCCCTCGGACTCCTCCGGCGGTGCGCCTGATCCTGCGGCCGTTGCAAAGACGGCATCTAGCCTTGCCCAGCTCAACACGGAAATTGCCCGGATGACCATGACGGACCGGAAGTTTGATGAATTCCAGCTAGAACGGCGGGTTGAACGCTTTGGCAAGGTGCTGGGCAAGACAAACCCGAAGCTGCGTGAGTTTCGGAGGCTGGCGCAGAAGCGCATTGACGCGAAGTACGCGCCCAAACAGCCGGCCCCAGGTATGGATGACCACCCCTTTTCCGCGCGCAAAGACGCCGAGAACGCGGCCTTTGCCGAGGCGTTGGCGCGGCAAAAGATGGAACTGGCGGCCTTTGACCGGGAGTACACCCGCGTCACCCAAGGCGAAACCGTTCTCGCCGAGGAGGCTGCCCGCGCGCTGGCCGAGGCGAGGGAGCGCGCTGGGGCGGAGCGAGTGAAGGTCGAGGAGTGGCTGGCCGCTCGAATCAAACAAATCCGTGAGGAGTCGGGGAC